CAGGCTGAAGACTCTTGCTATCATATCTTGATTAACAGCTTCAATATTTCCAGTTCTAGCATAGCGATGGAACAAGTTTTTGTAGTTCTCAATTGACATCGATGGATTGCAAGTTACAGTAAAAGTGGATTTGGTAACATCAATGTTCGAAACGATGAAGGACAGGCATGTATTGATGATGAAAATCTTCATTGCTGCCCTCCTTCCGTTGAGGGAATTCTCTATGATTCTCAGGTATTTCTTTGTCATTGTGTGGCGAATATTTTTATTCCGATCATGATCATGGTAAGACTCTCGAAACATCCAATTTGACTCGTAGCGAGAAAGGAACTCCACGATGTCGATTTTGTATCCATGAGCGTGCAATATTTTTTCTAAGACTTCTTTGTCTAAATCTCTAATAGTTGAGATGTTCTGAGCATCCATGTAATCTGAGACAAATTTGCACATAGTGATAAAATCACTAGAGATTAGATCGCCTTCGGATATAAGTACCGGGACTTCATCAACATCTGGGGTACTCCTGAGCAGTTTCGAAGCATGGATAAATACTTGAAGATTGCTCCTGAAATCAGTATCAATCCTTGAATAAGAGAGCATATCGTTTATCTCAAGTGTTGTTTCATTAAGGATTAGCTTGACTCTTGCATCTTTAATTAATGAAATACGCTTTTTGTTGATTGCTAATTCAATTCTTTTAGTATAACCAAGTTCAACTGCGGTCACTTTCTTTAGAATTAAAATAGCATTCAATAGCTCTACGTTAATGTTGTGTTCAGTTGTTCCGATTTCAGCTAAAGATTCAAAAACATTTAGCGGGTAAACAGAAGCAGCCTTTTGGCGAAGCGTTCTAATGTTTGAAGAATTCTTAAATCCAGAATTGTCTGTCCGGTGTAAGATTTGACCACCATAAGGTAGAGCAATGTATTTTCGTAGCTCCGAGATTCTTACTGTCGTATACTCAGATAGAATTATGTCACTGAGCTTATCTAATTGCAAAGAGTAATCAGTATTTGAATTGACTCTCTGATCTTCGATTAGCCAGGTTGAATATCTTGCTAGCTCAAACATTTTGTAATGCATGTAATGGACAAAATACCAATCAATGCCTGTATCACGGTATTTCGGCTTGATTCCTTTAGTGATCCTATAACCTCGATAAACTTCCTTGATTTGACTATTATAAACCTTATCTCTTAATTCAACCACAACTATGTTCCCGCCAATTTTCTTGTCTAAGATGTCTGTGACTATGACTTCCTCAACATCCGTGTAGGTGATATTGAAGGACTCATAGTAATGTTGATTTCTCATATTCAGAAGAGTTATTTGATTGAGCTCCTTGATAACTGGCTTCACTTCGATCTTGGAAACCTTAATCCCTCGGATTGAAAAATCGGCCAAAAACTTTATTCTATCCCCTGTGAATCTCAAAACTGTCGTTGAACTTGCAATCTTATTGATGATGTAATCAACGAAATTGGCATACGCACAGTCTAAGAATTTTTGCGCAATCCTGAAATTGAAAGAGTCATTAAATGTTTCGATGATAGCCAATTTAAGCATTTTGAATTGTTGACCGCCGTCTTTGTGTTTTAATTCAATGGCTTCTTTGAGTACCTTGTTGCTAATTTTATGGATTTGCCGAGATAAACCATCCAAAATTTTTGATTTCATGAATGTTACTGGATGAGCACGTTTGCTAACAATTGGAAAGTTGGAATTTAAGACTGATGTAATATCCTTTGAAAACTCTAAGCTTGAAAATATATAATCAGATAGCCAAGTCTTGTAAACTGATTGTCTGTTTACAAGCACGTTAGCAGAATATGTACATCTCTTAACAAAAGAATCACTATAGCCAGAAACTGCCGCAAATAAATAAGGAATCATTCCAAATCCTTGAATGCTGCTGGGTAGTACACAGAAAGCGTAGAACAAGTCCCCAAGTCCGTCAGAGTACATGGAGGAGATCAAATGATTCTGAACCATTTCTTGACTTATCTCCTTATTCTCATATTGGCACAAAGCTTCAAACATCTTTGATAGCGACGTCGCACCGATAGACCGGAAATGAAGAAGCAAGAAAGCTGTGAACTTGTCAATGAGATAAGGGATAGTCCTCAACCATCTGTACTCAATGATTGCTCTATTATTGATAGAACCCTCAAGGCATGAGGAGAAAGCTGAATTGGAAGAATCAAGCTCAAATAAGTCATTGTGGACAAGATCTGAGGAAAACATACTAAAGGCAAGAATCCTCTTCATTTCAGTACTTTGTTCAAGTCCATTGATATAAGTTTTCTTGAGCATAGTAGCACGCTTGTCCGATATCGTAGTTTGACTAAACTTAACCAAGAAGCCAAACTCTTTAAATGATTGTTTAATTTCGAGAAGAATAGTATCAGCATCATCTCCTTCCATAGTAATATCTTGGGCCATATCATCACTGTACGAAAGCATCATATCAACTTCATAATTCCTGTCTGATGATATAATATCCATAATCAGAGAAGATTGCAAACACCAAAGAGCATTATACCAACCTTCAATTGCACCAAGTTGATGTCGAGAAAGATACTTAGAGGTTGATTCAGGACTCTCATAGAAAACAGTGATATAATTAAACACATATGCAATTCTGTCCATGTTGTCGATCCCAAACAAATCGTTGATCTCCTCCAATATAGGAACCATGTTTCCTGGCCTTTCTGACTGGTTGTGTCCAGAGATATCTGCCATTAAACACACCTTGTTAGGATCCCGAATTGTCTGACCTAGCAAGTGCAACTTCCTGTCACG